GCGCCGAAAGATCTCGATAATCTGATTTAGGCCATTGGCGTTTGCGACAGGCTGATAGTACCTGACCGCTGGCATGGACCCGTCTCCTCCCGAGCGCAAAAAGACTCGCCACGGATGGAGATCGGTTGGATCTTCACCCGCCGCGAGCAGGTCAGTGTTGACCTCAACCATCGGCCCCGACGATAGGGCCATGTTATCCAGCCAGATGCGGGTAGCCGCATTCATGGTCTGCTGTGAGTCGCGCATCATTCTCGGCACACCAACGCCCCAGAACTGGTGCGGAGTGCGCTCATACGGGAAGATGTTGTAGGGAATGCGGTAGCCTTTGACTGGGTTTAGAGAGGCCTTAATAACCTTCCCCGCGACAATCCATATATTCGCGTCGAAGTCCTGACTGGGGTCGGAACCCTCCGGAAGTTCGGCTCCAACCTCTCTAAGGTCATAGCCATCAATGGATCCCCAGAACTCCAGCAATTCAAACCGCTTGGAATCGCCATGCTCATTAATACCAGCAATTTGGCGGCGAGTCCTTTCGTGATCCTCTTCTTCATGGTTTCCCGTTCTGTGATCCCGCAACATGGCGAGAATGACTTCCGTGTCAAAAGCTGGAGTCTCCGCCAACTCTCGGAACTGCCTCCGCGTAAGGACGTGACGACGGAACATTCCGTGGCAATCCTCAAGGCTGGTGCAGAAGGGGTCGGGATACAGATCAAAGATAGACACCGACTCAATCTCGGGACGCGCCTGCTCTTCCATAACCATCGCGTAGGTTGACCGGCCCATTTCGTCTTCCATGCGCTGGTAGGACTGAACTCGGTCGATCTTCACTGTGCCTGACTTGACGGCACCGGAGCCAAAGATGCAGGCCTCGAGAATCGCCTCCTTCATCTTCTGCTCAGTATTCTCTTCAATTAGCTGGTCTTCGATGTCCTTCTGCATTTCCTCAGAAGCCATCAAGGCCAGTCGCTCTTCCTGCTCTTGTAGTCCCTGCCGGATAGCCTCTTCGTTTTCCGCCAGCACCTGACGGATAACTTCTTCGGGCTGTCCTTGCCCAAACTGCACGATGTTCTGGATCAACATCTGTTGCATCTCAGCCCGCTTGAGCGGGTTGATGCTAGGGCGAGGGGTAGGCTCTACGCCAAAAAATGCGTCACCGCTCTGAAACAACAGGTCAACAAGCCTGCTGTACGCGGCCATAACTTTTGTGCGAGTGAGTCCAACAAAGACCTTGCTTCGGGATCCGGAAGCTTCTTCCAGACGAGCTAGGGTGCTAGGGTCGTACTGCCCAGAGAACTGACGCAGATCCTTGATCCACTCATCTTCAGTTTCCCTACGGGCATCCTTGTACTCGGTGAACAAGGACATAAGCCTTGCACCGAGCGATTGCAATTCTGACTCTTGAGTGCCGTCCGGATTCTCAACATCAAACCCGACACCCTCTTCGAGGTATTCGTCCATTACCATCCCACCACGGTGTCAACAGTTTTGAAGCGCCTGCCGACCGGCAAAACTTTAGGTCGAGGCATTGAAGCCAATCCGTGGAGGGCAATGGCAAGAGCCATCACCCTATCATCATAACAGCCGTTTTGAGCATTGGTAGTCCCTTTTTCGTCAATAACATACGTCCGCAACTCTTTGATTAACTCAAGGTCTGCAATGCCAGAATCCCTCTGCCGGAGTAACGCGGCGAGGTTGTCGATGATTAACGGTTTAGTTTTGCTCGTAGTCAGGAAACCGCCGCGCTTCGTCATGCGGTCCCCGTATGCACCATCCACAGAACTCTCAACGAATAGGGACGGGTAATTCAATTCTTGCAACCGGCGGAGCGTGGTCAGCCCGTGGTTGTTTCTTTCGACGATGATGTAGGCACTGTTGTACCGCTGGCCAATCATCCCGACGATGTTGCCCCACTCCCATGGATCGATGTGGCCGTGGTAGCAAGCAACCTGCCTGCCTCGCGAGTCCAGTACCTGCGCCACGGAGTAATCCCCGTATGCCAAGCCTTCCGCTACGTCTACGCCAATGACGTATGAGTCGTCTGGGTTGGGCGGATACCACTCCCGATACGGACCGGAGGAGCGCTCGGACATACCGTCAGTGCGGAACTCGCCGATAAAGTCGGGGGTGTAGCACTCCTTTTCCGCGTCAGCGAGAACATCCTCCTCCACAAAACAGCGGCCTGACGTAAGGAACGCCTCAATCGGAGTGGTTGGGTATTCCTGTCTGAACAGATCATGCCCGCCCAGTTCGTCCATTTTGTTGCGGCGGAACTGGAGTTGCTCGTCATCCAGACCGTACTTAGACGCCAGTTGCTCCTCATCCTTGGTCCGCTCGAAGTACGGGCGCACTTTGGCGCGATACTCCTGCATGGCATACCAAGGAACAAAGCAGGTAATCCAGTCTGTCTCGCCGCGAAGGGACTTCATGACTTGATCGTAGAACCAGCCGCCCGCCCCGTTGGCGGTGGATTCAAGGATCACCTCACTGCCGTTACCACCGACCGTCTGTAGCAAACCGGCTACGATGTCCGCTCCCTGCGGGTAGAAGGCGACCTCCGATCCATGAACAAAGCGGTTAGTCTGTCCTCGCCCTGTCTGAGTTGATCGTGCTGTACCCACTCGGTAGCGCGAGTTGATCTCATCGAAGACAAGGGTGGCGGCACTCTGACTACTGAGTTTTGGCTTGAAAGCTGGGTGAGGAACGCCATCGTAGAACGAGCGCACCATGTTAAAAATCGCGTTAGTCGATTCCGCAAGGTGCGAAAGAACGAACGCATTGGCGTTCCGTGTCTGCGTAATTTTCCAGAAGAATCTACCTTCCACATACGTTGAGATCCCTACCTGTCGCGCCTTCAGGATCAGGGCGCGTATCTTCCCCTGCTCCTTGAGTTGCTGTTCCAGTTGCTGGTGAACCATCTTCTGGCCGTCGTTCAACTTAAAGGGAACCTGCTCGCCCTCCTTGTTGATGACCTTCAGGATGTTTTTCGCGTACACGGGAAAGTCTGATTTAAATACCCGTGCCGCTTCCATTAGCTCCTGATCATTCACCCTCTAGCCCCTGTATGATTTGCTTGCACCACCACAGCAAGTCAGCGTCTTCCCCCGAATGACGCATAACATTTACCCTGTAACAAACCAGCCTGACGTTGCCCGTCTCATAACCTTTGCTCTGGTCGATCCTGTCTACCGATGCGTTCAGTCCCGTCGAATCTCTCATCCGGCGGGGGTAGTAGGTCATGTGCATCCCCGTGATGGCACACTTTCCCTGTTGCGCATCCCACATCGCCCGCAGATCTTCTTTGGTAATGCTGATCTCTACCTTGCGGGCCTTGTTGTTCAGCCGAGTAAATAGATAGGCCTCGGGACTCGAAGACTTATAAGTTTCTTTTTTAGCCCTACTGCAAACAGTGCAAGTACGCTTGCGGTATTCGCCCCTTCCGTGGAGGGGAAAATCGGTTAGGGGCTTTTTAACGCCGCATACGGCGCATTCGCGATTCGTAACTGCCAAGGCCTGCCCCCCGTGACATCATGAAACGCCGCCATCGCCGCTCTAGAATTTCCTACAGCGATGCGGTCGCCCATTAAAGATTCGCCGAGACCAATGCACCCGACCACGTCGGTTGGGTAGTTAGCAACGTGAATCAAAATGTGGGTTCGCCCCTCTACTTTCTCGACCTCATAACACCAGTCAAATTTGGGAGACTCCTTCCATTTGAGCGAGTATTCCCCCAGCGGGATGCAAGACTCGAACGGCTTGTTGTCCAGCCAAGGGCGCTCAATGGTGTAGAACTTATGAACTTTGTTTGCGGGGATTGTCATAACACCCAACGTCCCTGTCGGGTGATATGCAAATCTATTTATTGTGATCATGCTCAGTTACAGCTAGTTGATACTGAGCCATCTGCCGCGACTGAGGCCGTGCAGGTTGGGACCGAGTCCAGCAGATTCTGTATGGACGATTGATAACTCGACCAGATACTGCTGAACAGACTGTTGTTGTTTGAGTCAATGTCCAGCATATTCGTGAAGCCATCTGTCGCTACACCTGATATGCCGTCCATGCCTGCAATGCCGAGAGTTGTGGCGGTATCTAAACCAGCCGGACCCAGAGTAGTTGCAGTGTCTAGGCCAGCCACGCCGAGAGTAGTCGCGGTATCAAGACCAGCAGTGCCCATGGCGACAGTGGAATCCAGCCCCGCAGTGCCAAGGCCCACTAAGCTCGCATAGCCAGCGGCCCCGAGGTTGGTCAGGTTGTTCATGCCGGTGACGCCAAGCTGAGTTGTGCTGTTTAGGCCAACTGTCGCAATAGCAGTATTCGCGTCAAATCCCGCAGTGCCCAGATCTACCGCCCCGTTGATGCCAGCAGTGCCCAGATCAACCATGCCGTCGATGAATGGCGTGTAATCAACATTGCCCATCGCGTTAAACCCGCCGAGCGCAACGTCTGCCGTTAAAGCCGACTGATCAGTAAACGCGCCGTATAACGCCTGCTGGGTGGTGGCATCTGCGGATATACGAGCGAGAGATACATCGCGGTTGTATTCCGCCATTGCCTTGGTTGAATCGGTCTGCAACCACATCATGCCCAAATTTGAAATCGGCGCGGCCAAGATCGACGCCCACTGCAATGCCTGAGACTGCTGGGGGACCGGAGTCACCGTGGGAGTCTGGGTCAGGGCCAAGGCCATTACCGCCGCACTCGCCGCCTGTCCATCTCCCGCCGCCGCAATGGCAGACAAGGCATCAAACTTCGCCTTGGACGCCATGGCATTTGCTTCCGCCGCCTTCTGTACCGCCTCGTAATACTGAGATGTACTAGATGCACACCCAGTCATCACCAATACCGCAATAAATAACCCTAACTTTTTCATGGTTTTCCCCTATTTGCTGTAGAAGCCCCTGAGAAGCCGCAGGTTGAACGATGCACGGGGAGAGGTAAGCCCAAGGGGAGGGGCTAGATCGTCGCTCCTGCGGCCCCACAGGGGGCAATATGAATCCAATCTAAACACTGATTGGTGTTTTGTATAGTCAAACTCCATTTAAAACGCCTTTCCCGCCACCCAAGACCCCGCTATGAGCACCGTGACGACCGCTACAGGGATAAGCAACGTCGCAATGATCGCCAGAACTACTAGGTCTTCCACCTTTTTCACTTGGTTGACTTAGCCCCCTTGCACTTCCAGCGCTTCCTCGACAGGTTATTGGGCGTATTCGGGTCGTTTTGCTTCTTCTTGGACAGCCGCTTCTTAATCCCGAGGCTCCGAGCGCAGTAACTGTCGCCTTTCTTGGTGCCAGCGCGTACCCGTGGGCCACCATCCTTCGCTTTTCCGGCCTGCCCGTAGGAGACTTTCTTGCCGCTGGCCGTCTTATGGACCATGGCTTTGCCTTTTCTGGGTTTTGTCATCTGTATGTCTCCGTATTTGCCAACCCCAGCACGACCAATGCAGGAGTCTGATCTGGGTTTTTGCAGGAAAACTCCGTACTTTCAGTACGTTAGCCCGACCCCATCACAGAAGTCCCGCAGGATTGTGGGGGTTTTGCGGGGATCTGCTGGTACTTCATGGGCAATCCAGTGCATATTCAGGTGCATATTCAAATGTATATACATCGTGTATATCCCGTATATTTTGTGGGGGTACTCTCATAAAG